CGGATCGGCCTGCGCGTCGCGCTTGGCCAGCGCCTCGAGCGAAAAGTTCTGCTGCTGCAGATACGGAGAATCGCCGCCCGCCACCGGCTTCAGATCGAGCCGCTTGCGCCCCTCGTTCGGTGATACCACGCCAGCACCGACAGCCTCTTTGATCGACAGGATCTGCGTGTAGGTGTCCATGCGTAAGAGGTTGTCGATATCGAATTCGGCGCCGAGGCCGACGCCCCAGCCAAGGCCGAGCCCTTCATCCAGGCACTCCTCGGCCGCCTCGATGAGTGTCTGCAGGCACTGCGAATAATATTCGATGTTCAGCGTCTGCACGTTGTTATTGGTTGGCATCTGGCCGACGCCGATCTTGTAGGGCGGCACATGGAAGGTCGAGCAGATGTTTTCGGCCGTCCATTTCAACTGCTCGATCAGTTGCGAATCGACGGCATTGATGGCGATCGGCTCGAACTTCATGCCGTCCGCCAAATGTGCCACGCGGCCAACGTTCTGGCCGCCGAAAGCCTCTTCCCACTTGGCTTTATTGCGTGCCAGCGACTCGTCGGAAACCGCCCCGGGTGTAGTCAGGACGCCGCTTGGCATCGATCGGTTCTGAAAAAAATTGGTCGAGCTCGTCTGGATCTTGACGCCCTGCGTCGCGGCGAGGCCGCTCGCAAGCAGTGGCGATGTGCCGATCAGCGGGTGGAACAGGCAGTTGAAGCGGTCGTGGATGATCTCGCGCGCCGGCACCCGCACCGTGGCATCAATGCCGGTGAAGCCGCGCATTCCATCCGCCATGAGCTCGTAGAAAACCGAGCCATCATCGGCGATGAGCGGCGTCACCCGGTAGGGATCAAGAATATGCAGCCGCGTCACGACTTGCCGCTGATCGCGCACCTTGAGCACGTAGGTATTGCCGCAGATCAGCTTTGAGATGATCCACCATTCCCAGAACTGGTTGCGCGTCTGGTAGGGGTTAGGCTTGCGCAGTACCGGCGAAAAGGCCGGGTTGGTGGCTTCCGTCCATACTCCGTTGGCATCGAGCTCGACCAGTTTCACGCGCAGCTTGCCGATATCGGAGGCAATCAGTGAGATGCAGGCATAGACCGCGTAATTGCTAAGTACGGTATTCTGATCGATCGTGACGTTCTGCTGCCAGGCTCCCGGATAACTTTCGAAGATGCGCAGCCAGCCGCCACCGCCATGAGTGCCATTTGCCGGTATGACGGCTTTTTCGCGCGGTTGAGCGCGCGAGATGTCCAGACCGAACAGGCGCATTATTTCGCCGCCGCAATCTCTTCCTGCAGACGCGCTGCGCCCCAGCGGCCATCGACTTTGATCCCAAGTCTTTCGGCGCGCGCACGCAGCCTGTCGATCTCCTCCTGTTCGGCCGTCGGCTTTGCCTTGCCGGCTTCCGGCATTGCATGGCCGAGCCCGACCAGGATCTTGCGGTAGCGCCGGTCGTTGGCCTTGAGGGCGCGCGTCATATACGAGTTGCTGATCTTGCGCATGGGTCTCCTCTCGCTCGGAAAGGCCAGCCAGCGACACCCTGGCGGGGCAGTAGTCGCGTGGCGGCTCTGGGGCGCCGAGGTCCACGCGACCATGCAGGCGGAGCTTGGGAGGAAAGCGCCGCCAATCCGGTTACGGGGTTTCCGTGCCGCCCCAATCGACATCATTGAGGACAGACACCGACACGGTGCGCCGCCGCGCCCAGTTGATCGTCCGCTCGGCGCGGAACGCCACCGAGTTGGTCTGGAACATCGAAACCACCGCTATGGCGGTCGGAGTATCAGACGCCATTGTCGGCGCGTCGTCCATTTGCAGCGACGCCTCGCTGCTCATGGCAACATCCACGCCGCCCTCGTCGGCGAGATAGATGTCCGAGGCATTGACCAGCACGACGGTCTTCGCCGGCACGTTGTTGCTGACGATCACCGGGAAGCCGCCCAAAATGGTGCCGCCAGTACGCGAGACGGTGGGGAATTCCGTCTGCCCGAGCGGATTCACCATGGTGGTAATGAAGCCCGCAAGCGCTGCAGGCATGATGAATACGCCGTCCGCCAGGTCGTTGTTAGCGGCGGTGAACTGCGCGATCATGGCGTTCAGATCCTTGCGCACCGCATCGGCGTCGGTTCCCTCCGAGGCGATCGGAGTAACACCGTTGGTGATCGACGCCGGTGACACGCCCGCCGCCGCTGCCTTGGCCGGATTGATGAAATCAATGTCCAGCCGATTGGCAATTGCCCTGGCAAGCTCGTCACGCAGGTAACTTTCCGCCGATGGCGAACTGTCACGCAGAAGCTCCATTGTCGCCACCGCGATGTTAGCCACCTTCAGCGGGTCGAGCTGCGTGCGCGCCGCGTCGAACTTGGTCAGCGGCTTGGCCTTGCCCTCACCCACCCAGTAAGCCTCACCGCCGCTGGTGCCGCTGATAAGCGGCGTGCGGAACGGAATGCGCCTGAGCGACGGGATGCCATTTGTGCCAAAGCGGCCGATAATCGTCTTCGGGCGCAGGAATTCCACAAAGTCCGCGAAGCCGAGCGGATTGACGAACGGCCCCAGCCACGTTGCATGTGCCGCCGTGCCTGCCGACACCGCCGCCTTCTGCGTCAACATTCCGTGCAGGTCGCCGTCGTCGGGGTAGATCTCGCGCGCGACAGTGCTGACGTCGCGGTAGAGGGTGGCCGCCAGCGCCTTGCATTTGGCATAGCGCGCAAAGCGGATACCCGGTTCGAGCTGCGGCGTCGTCTTCACCACCGCGAAGGTCGCGCCCGCCTCTGCCTTCACCGGCTTGGCGCCCGCTGCCTTCGCCTGCTCGATGTCACGCAAGCGATCGAGATGCTTGCTCAGCGATTTGATCTCGCTCGCCAGCTCCTCGAACTTATCGTCTTCGTCGGCGTCGAGGGTACGGCCATCCTTGCTCGCGGCCTCCAACAGCGCATTGCGCGCTTCGGTCTTGGCAACCAGCTCGTTCTGATATCGAGTGATAATTTCAGCGTCCATTTTCTTCGCTTTCAATTTGGGTTTGTCGGATGCCGCGACGCCGGCGGGGTGCTTCGGCCGCTCCACATTGCTACTGCGGCCGGACGCGGCCCGCTGAGTGGAATCGAGCGATCGGATGAGTGAAATCTGCGCATCGGCATTGGCCGGCACAGTGACTAGCGAGAGCTCCAAAACTTCCGTTTTCGCGAAGCGCTGCGGCCCGAACGGATCCTTGCTGTTGACCGGCTCGGCTTCCAATGCGCGGAAACCAATCGAAACACCGCGGATCAGGCCCGACTTTATTTCGCCCCAGGCGGTTTCGATGCGGTCGCGCAGGCCGGCCGGCTCTTCAACCTTCGGCAGCTTGGCCTCAAACTCAATGCCGTCCGGCGTCGGTTTCTCGAACTTCACCACGCCAACCGGAAGCTTGTGGTCATGCTGATGCAATAGCGGCATCGGGTTCTTGAACTTGACGCCGAGCGGCTCGACGATGTCGCCGAGCCGGTCGGGCTCCGGCGATGTCGCCAGGCCGCGGATAATGCGTTGCTCCTCCTCGACCGCCTTGACGGTCAGGACCGAATAGGCACGATCCATTTTCGGAAACTCCGTGTCAGCCGAAGACGTGAATCTCGTATTTCGGCACGTATTTCGGTTCGGGATTGCGGCTCATCAGCGTCATTGCGTCGAATGCAGCCATCAGCGGATCGATCTTGGCGCGGCCCGCGGCCTGCTTGGTGATCAACACGGCATTGCCGCGCATTTCGACCTTCGCATTGCCGACGCACCACGCCATAAGCCGCTGGCCGGCGTGCCACAGCGTCCCGTCCTTCAGCTTGCGTTCCATACCGGTCACGGCGCCATGCAGACGGTAACCCTGCGGCACCGAGACCATCTGGCCGTCCGCGAGGCCGCGACCGGCGAGCGCGTCGACTAATGCCGCCACGCCGAGCGGGTCGAGGCCGACCGCACCCTTCTCTGGCAGCAACCCGGCGTCCTTCAGCCGCTCGACGACGTCCGCCACACCGACGATGTCCTCAGTCGGAGCAGCGCAGATCGTCAGATCACCATCGGCCTCGAAATCACGTAGTTGCGCGGCAATTACCTTACGCCGCTGGAGTACGTCGTGATGCGCCCAGGCATGCGCCCACAATAGCCATTCTGAAGTCTGTCGGTCGCGACCGAGCACCGCCAGGCCGAGCAAATCGTCGAGGCCGCCGCCGTCGATGCCGACGACCGCAACTTCCGAGCGCGCGATCAGCGCCTCTAGCGTCAGGCTTTCGTCGGCCGCACCCTGCCAGTAATCGGCACCGATCCAACGGTCGGAGTGCAGCGCCATGCCGATCTCTACATTGAGATGCTGTGACGCCCAGCGGACGATCTCCTCGTCGCCCTTCTCCTGCGCCGAACGCCAGTCAGCCTTCAGCCGGTCGAGCGAAATTGAGCGGCCGAGATTTGGCAGCACCATCGGCCAGTTGACCGGATCCTGCCAGGCGCGCGTTTCGTCACGCTGCATCGCCTCGGGGAATTCGTAGAGCACCGGCAGCATCCTCGGATCGTCGCGGATACGGCCATCGCGCACGCCGCGTGCATATTGCAGTTCGGCCTTGAACACTCCGGCCGGCGGCGCGTCCGATTGCGTCGTGATGAAGATCAGGAAAGCCTCGGGATTGGCGATGATGCCGCCGCGGATCTGGCCAATGACGCGGCTGGCAAACGCCATCGTCGACATCAGGTGCAGCTCGTCGACGAGCACACCGGCCGGCTTGGCGCCAGTCATCACCTTGAGATCAAACGTCTTGACCTTCAGCTTTGCCTTCGTCCGCCGGTCGTGGATCGTCTTGATGTGCTCCTGCACCAGAAACCGTTTTGGCAGATAGCCCTCGGGATCCGCGTCGATCATGCCAGCCGCCTGCTGAAACGCCAGATCGGCAACCTCTTGCGTCGGCCCGACGAGGATGAACTCGGCACGCGGCCGGCGATTCATCAACAGCGCCGTAACCATGATCGCGGCGCCGCCGGTCGTCTTGCTGTTTTTCTTCGGCACCAGCGCGAATAGTTCCGGTACCTGGCGTCGGCCTTCGTGGTCGAGCGAACCGAACACCGCGCGCACGATATCCTGCAGCCACGCACCGGAAGCCTCGGCCAATGCTGGCCGATCCGGCACGTCAGGCAGACGCAACTTGTTAAAAATCCCGACCGCCCGACCCGCCTCAAGCTCGTCAAGCGGCAGGTCCGGCATCAGTGACCGGCCCTCACGCAATCGAACTTCCCAATCAGGACAGGCAAATTCCCAGTCGCTCACTGCACCAGGCGGCCCCAGTCGGTTGCCTCGTGCGCTGACTGCGCCTCGATATTGGCGAGCGCTTTCTTGCCGCTCGGTTGATCGATGGTTGGCTTGCCAATCGGCAATTGATGCCCGGTGCGAAGCACCCAGTACGCCATCGTGTCACGGCGGCGTCCAGTGACGTTCGTGTCGTTGATAACGTGCATCGCATATTCGAGCGCAGTGTCGAAATGCGGCCGTTCCTCCAATTTACGCGGCCCGCCGGGCTGCGGATTGCGCCGGCCGCCTCTTTTGCTCTTGGGCTCACTCGTCATAGGGGAAAAATTCTCCAAATGCGGTCCCCGCGGGTCTAGCCGCAACCGCCCGTTTCAGGATTTACCCTCC